TCAGCCATCGGCGGGCACCCCTGCTTCCTCGCCGAGGATGATCGCCGCCTCGGGCTTGTGGCGGCGGATCTCGTCGGCCGTCAGCCCGTCGATCTCGTGCGGGAAGATCAGCCAGCGGTCGGTTTCGTGGACGTGGAAATGGGGGGCGAGGTCGGTGACGTTGCGCCCCGGCTTGAACCAGACGGTCGCGATGCGGATGTCGCGCGGCATGTTGCAGCGGCAGCGCGCCCTGAGCTCGGCGAGGAAGGCGCGGATGCTGCGGCCCGAATCGAACACGTCGTCGATCAGCAGCAGGCGGTCGTCGGGGCCGAGCGTGTCGATCAGATAGCCGAGCGCGAATACCTTCACCTGGGGATCGGCGCGGTCGATGCCGTGGTAGGAGGAGGTGCGGATCGCGATATGGTCGCAGGGGACGCCGTGATAGTCGAGCAGTTCCTGCACCGCGATGCCGACCGGCGCGCCACCGCGCCAGATGCCGACGAGATGGGTCGGCGCGAAGCCGCTGTCGAGCACCTGCCGCCCGAGCCGCAGCGAATCGGCGAGCAGCTCGTCGGCGCTGATGAAGATCTTCGCGTCGTCGCTCATGCCGGCGGGTGTAATCGCGCGGGCGGTGGCGGGCAAGCGGCGGGCGACGGCCTATGATTGGGAAGCCTTGTCAGGTCGGCGCTTATCCCCTTGCGCCATGGGAAGGGCGATCCCCGGCGAAAGCCGGGGTCCAGACGTCGGGCGCAGTCCTTTCGACATGGACCCCGGCTTTCGCCGGGGATCGCGGACATGGTTCAACGGGACAAATGCCGACTTGATCCGGGGGCGTGCTCAGCGGCGGCGGGAAGCGGGACCCCGGATCAAGTCCGGTGACGACGGGGAAGGTGACGACGGGAAAGGTATAGGAACCATATAGGTTATTTTCTATTGACATCGTCACGCTCTTATGGCACAAATATTCCATCATGAAGAATTGCGAGTCGGGCCGGCGCCATGGGGCGTGCGGCCCGATTGCTTTTGGAGGGATGCGGGATGGCGGACGGTGAGGAGGATCAGATTTCGGCCTTTGCGAACGGGCCGTTGCAGCGGCGCAAGGCGAGCAAGCGGGGCTGGACCAAGGCGCGGCGCGAGGCGTTTCTGACCGAGCTCGCGCATAGCTGCAATGTGACGCGCGCGCATCGGGCGGCGGGGGCGCCGGACCGCTACGCCTATGCGCTTCGCCAGCGCGATCCGCAATTCGCGCGGGCATGGCAGCAGGCGCTGGAACTCGGGTTCGAGCGGCTGGAGACCGCGCTGCTTCGCCGCGCGCTGGAAGTCACGGGGGCGCTCGAAATCGACGCGGCGGAGGAGCGCGCCGAGCCGGTCGAGAAGATGACGGTCGAGCAGGCGATCGGCCTGCTCAACCTGCACCGGCGCAGCGTGCGCGAAGGACAGGCGGCGCGCCGGACCCCGGCAGCGCGCCACATCGCGACGCAGGAAGAGACCGACGCGGTGCTGCTGAAACGGATCGCGATGGTCAAGCGCCAGCGGGCGCGGCGCGCGGCGATCGACGGCGGCGAGCTGACCGCGACGCCGGTGCCCGATCGCGCACCGAAAGGGACGGCGTGAGTCGCCACGGGGCGCCGAAGGGAACGGCCGGGCTGTGGGAGGCATCCTTTGCGATCACCGGCGATTTGAGCGAGCTGACGCCCGCGGAATTGCGATATGTGCTCTGCGGGCTGACCGCGGGGCAGAAAGCCGAACTCGCGACGCGCTGGTACGGGTTCGAGAATGACGGCCAGCGTGAACCGCCGGGCGACTGGCGAATCTGGCTGATCCAGGCGGGGCGCGGGTTCGGCAAGACGCGCGCCGGGTCGGAATGGGTGAGCCAGATCGCGCGCGACATACCCGAGGCGCGGATCGCGCTGGTCGCAGCGACGCACGCCGAAGGGGTGCGGGTGATGATCGAGGGGCCGAGCGGGCTGCTGGCGGTGGCGCGCCATGGCGAGGAGCCGCGATGGGCGGTCGGGCGGCGCGAGCTGGTCTTTGCCAGCGGCGCGGTCGCGACGCTCTATTCGGCCGAGGCGGGTGAGGAATTGCGCGGTCCAGAACATCATGCCGCCTGGTGCGACGAACTGGCGAAATGGCGGCGCGGCGAGGCGGCGTGGGACAATCTGATGCTGGGGCTGCGGATCGGCGAGCGGCCGCGCGTCGTGGTGACGACGACGCCGCGCACCAATGCCGCGATGCGGCGGGTGAAGGCGGCGCCGGGGGTGGTGGCAACCTTTGGCAAGACGCGGGAGAATCCGTGGCTGCCCGAGGATTTCGTCGTCGCGATGCTGGAAAGCTATGGCGGGACGCGGCTGGGGCGACAGGAACTCGACGGCGAGATGCTGGAGGATGTCGAGGGGGCGCTGTGGACGCGGGGACTGGTCGAACGGTGCCGGGTCGAGGCCGACGGAATCGGGAAGCCGGTGCGCGTGGTGATCGGGGTCGATCCCCCCGCGACGAGCACCGGCGATGCGTGCGGGATCGTCGTCGCGGCGTTGCTGCGCGACCGGCGGCTGGCGGTGGTCGAGGACGCGAGCGTCGCCAATCCGCCGCCGACCGTCTGGGCACAGGCGGTCGCCGCCGCGGCGGCGCGCTGGGGCGCCGAGCGGGTGGTCGCCGAGAGCAACATGGGCGGCGAGATGGTCGCGGGCACGCTGGCGCAGGCTGACCTCGCGCTGCCGGTGGTGCCTGTGCACGCCAGCGTCGGCAAGGCGCGGCGGGCCGAGCCGGTCGCGCTCGCCTATGAGCGCGGACAGGTCGTGCATGCCGGGGCGTTCGCGGCGCTGGAGGACGAGCTTTGCGGGTTGCAGGTCGGCGGCGGCTATGCCGGGCCGGGCCGCTCGCCCGATCGGGCCGATGCCTGCGTGTGGGCGCTGGCGGCGCTGCTGGACGGGCTACGGAAGGGCCGGGAGCCGGGGGTGCGGCGGGTTTGAGATTCGCGCGAAGGAAAGAAGCTCATAAGCCCTCTCCCCTTCAGGGGAGAGGGTTGGGAGAGGGGGACATGGTGCGCGCCGTTCCCCTCTCAACTTCGGCTAGCGAGCAAGCTCGCAAGCCTTCGTATCTCTCCCCTGAAGGGGAGAGAGCGGGGTTTTATTTCAGGAGACAAGCATGAACTGGTTTGGCCGCAAGGCCGCGCCCGCGTCGGCGCGGCCCGCTTTGTCGCGTGTGTATGGGAATTGGAGCGCGCCCGCGCCGCTGTCGTGGGAGGCACAGGTGCGCGAGGGCTATCTGGGCAATGCCATCGTGCAGCGCAGCGTGCGGCTGGTCGCCGAGGCGGCGGGGGCGGCGCCGCTGGTGGCGGGCGATCCGGCGCTGCTGGCGCTGGTGTCGGCGACCTCGGGCGGGCAGGGGCTGGTCGAGACGCTGGCGTCGCAATTGCTGCTCCACGGCAACGGCTATGTGCAGATATTGACCGACGCGGCGGGGGCGCCGGCGGAGCTGTTCGCGCTGCGGCCCGAGCGGGTGACGGTCGAGGCCGATGGGCGCGGCTGGCCGGTCGCCTATCGCTACAAGGCCGGGGGCAGAACGGCGGTGCTGCCGGCCGAGGACGGCGCGGGGCGGCCGGCGGTGGTGCATGTGAAGGCGCTGCATCCGCTCGACGATCATTATGGCGCGGGGTGCCTGGCGGCGGCGCAGGGGGCGGTCGCGGCGCATAATGCCGCGGCGACGTGGAATGCGGCGCTGCTGGGCAATGCGGCGCGGCCGTCGGGGGCATTGGTCCACGATCCGGGCGACAAGGGCATGCCGCTGTCGGCCGAGCAGGTCGACCGGCTGCGCGAGGAACTGGCCGAGAGCTTTGCCGGCGGCGCCAATGCGGGGCGGCCGCTGCTGCTCGAGGGCGGGCTGAAGTGGCAGGCGCTGTCGCTGTCGCCCGCGGACATGGATTTCCTGGAGCTGAAGCATAGCGCGGCGCGCGAGATCGCCATGGCCTTCGGGGTGCCGCCGATGCTGCTCGGGCTGCCGGGGGATGCGACCTATGCCAATTATCGCGAGGCCAATCGTGCGCTGTGGCGGCTGACGGTACTGCCCTTGTGCGCGAAGATATTGGGGGCGCTGGCGCAGGGGCTGGCGGGGTGGTTCGACGGGGCCGAGCTGCGCGTCGACCTCGACCGGGTGCCGGCGCTGGCGGAGGACCGGATGGCGCTGTGGCGCGAGGTGTCGGGGGCCGACTGGCTGACCGCCGGGGAGAAGAAGGCGCTGTTGGGGGTAGGATAAAGTCCGTCATCCCAGCGGGAGCTGGAATCTCTGGCGGAGCATTGCGACGATGGCGGTCCCAGCTTTCGCCGGGACGACGATTGGAGTTTCCGACATGGACGAGGAAGAGGCGCTGGCGCGGTTGGTCGCGCTGGCGGGAACGGGTGCAGCGAGCGCGACCGGGGATGGCGCGGTGCTGCGCGCGCTGATCGAGGAGGCGAGCGAGCTGGGGGCGCGGCGGGCGCTGGCGCGGCTGGGGCTCGCCGACGAGGCGGCGCGCGGCGATATCGGCGACCTGCGGCAATTGCTCGGCGCATGGCGCGACGCCAAGACGAGCGCACGCAAGGCAGCGGTCGACTGGGCGGTGCGCGCGCTACTGGCGCTGCTGGTGCTGGGGCTGGCGGTGAAGCTGGGGTTGCCGGGGCTGCTGCGGTGAAACCGGGTTCGCGCGGAGACGCGGAGGCGCGGAGAGATTGCGGGAGGACCGGGCGTCCGGACGGGCGTTCGCCGGGGTGCAAGGCGGCGACGGCGGAAGAGGAGGGGGCGGCTTTGCCGCCCTTTGGTCCTCTCCGCGTCTCCGCGTCTCCGCGCGCGCCGCTTTTCCTTCGCTTCGCGGGCTATGCCGCGGTGTTCGACCGGGTCGACCGGGGCGACGACGTGGTGCGCGGCGGGGCGTTCGCGGCGAGCCTGCGCGCGCGGCGGGCGGTGCCGCTGCTGTGGCAGCATCGGCCCGGCGCGGTGGTGGGGGTCATCGAGACATTGGCGGAGGATGCGCGCGGGCTGCGCGTCGTCGCGCGGGTCACGCATCCGACGGCGGCGGGGCTGGTCGCGCGCGGGGCGCTGACCGGGCTGTCGTTCGGATACCGGGTGCGCGCGGCGCGCGGGCTGCGGCCGCGCGAGCTGCTGGCGCTCGACCTCGCCGAGGTGAGTCTGGTCGCGGTGCCGATGCAGCCGGCGGCGCGAGTGATCGCGGTGGAAAATAGTCCCGTCGCCCCAGCGAAAGCTGGGGCCGGGTGACGATCCCGGCATTCGCCGGGATGACGATTATGGCGAAGGAGTGACAAGCATGGACGATATGGAGATCAAGGCCGACGCGCTCGAGGGGGCGTTCGATGCGGTGCTGGCGGCCGAGGCGGTCGACGAGCTGAAGGCGTCGGTGGCGGCGCTGAAGGCCCAGGTCGACGCGCAGGCGGTCGCGGCGTCGCGGCTGCCGCTCGACGGGGCGAAGGCGGCCGACCCGGCGCGCGATGCCTTCGTCGAGCGCTATCTGCGGCGCGGGATCGACGCCAATATGGGCGGCGGCGTCGAGATGAAGAGCCTGTCGGGGGCGAGCGGGGCCGAGGGCGGCTATGCCGTGCCGCGCGAGATCGACGGGGCGATCGCCGCGACGCTGAAGTCGCTGTCGCCGATCCGCGCCATCGCAACCGTCGTGCAGACGGGGACGAGCGGCTATCGCAAGCTGATCGCGACCGGGGCGACCGAGGCGGGCTGGGTCGGCGAGACCGCGGCGCGGCCGGCGACCGATACGCGAAGCTTCGCCGAGATTGCGCCGCCCTCGGGCGAGCTCTACGCCAATCCGGCGGCGAGCCAGGCGATGCTCGACGATGCGATGTTCGACGTCGAGACCTGGCTGGCCGACGAGATCGCGCGCGAGTTCGCGGTCGCCGAGGGCACGGCCTTTGTCGGCGGCAACGGGACGAACCGGCCCAGGGGCTTCCTGTCCTATAGCGCGACCGACGAGGAGGATGCGGCGCGCGATTTCGGGACGCTGCAATATGTCGCGAGCGGCGCGGCGGGCGGCTTTGCGGCGGCGAGCCCGCAGGACGGGCTGATCGAGCTGGTCCACAGCCTGCGCGCGCCGTACCGGCAGGGCGCGGTGTGGGTGATGAACAGCGATACGCTGGCGCGCATCCGCAAGTTCAAGACCAGCGACGGCGCCTTTCTGTGGCAACCGGGGCTGGTCGAGGGACAGGCGGCGACGCTGCTCGGCTATCCGGTCGTCGAGGCCGAGGACATGCCCGACGTCGCCGCCGACAGCCTGTCGATCGCCTTCGGCAATTTCCGCGCCGGTTACCTGATCGCCGACCGCGGCGAGACGCGCATCCTGCGCGATCCGTTCAGCAACAAGCCCTTCGTGCATTTCTATGCAACCAAGAGGGTCGGCGGCGCGATTGTCGATTCGAATGCCATCAAGCTGATGAAATTCGCCGCCAGCTAAGCGGCTGGTGCGCGATGCGGCGCCCGGCTCCGGGCTCCCTTCCCTTTCGGGACCGGGCCGGGCGCTTAGCGATTTTTCCCGACAGATGTATCTTCCGGAAAGGATGGCCTTGCCATGCCGACCCTTTTTTTCGCCGATCTGGTGCGCGAGCTGTGCCGCGAGGGCGGGACCGGGCCGCTGACGCCAAGCGGCGCGGTGCCCGGCCATCGCCGCTTCGCCGACGCGGTGCCGGCCGAGACGAGCTTTCATTACGCCATCGCGGGCGTCGCGCAGCCCGGACAATGGGAAACCGGGACCGGCCGGATCGACGGCGACGGGCGGCTGCAGCGCGACAGCGTCGCGACCTCGTCGAATGGCGGCGCCCGGGTCGATTTCGCGCCGGGGCTGAAAACCATCGCGCTGACCGTCGGCGCCGGCTGGTTCGCCGCCAGCGACGCGGCGGCCGCCGACCTGGGCGGCGCGCTGGCGGGCAAGCAGCCGCTGTCGACCGGACACGGCAGCGTCGCCAGCGGCGACGGCGGCGATCTGGTGACCGTCCGGCGCGGCGCGGGCTGGGTCAACATCCCGCTGAGCGCGCTGGCGTTTCGCAACGCCGGCGGCACGATGACGGTCGGAGCGCCGCTGGCGGCGCCCGCGGGGAGCGCGGCGGCGCCGGCGCTGTGCTTTGCCGCCGACCCCGGCACTGGCCTGTTCCGGGCCGCGAGCGACAGCGTCGGCCTTGCCACCGCCGGCACCGAGCGGCTTCGCGTCGCGGCGGACGGCTCCGTCGGCATCGGGCTGACGACCCCGTCGTACCCGCTGCACGTCCGCGCGGCGACGCCGGCGCTGTGCCTCGAATCCCAGACGACGACCGGGACGACGATCGGCGTCAAGGGCCCGAGGCTGTTGCTGCTGTCCAACAGCTTCACGGCAGGCAACGGCGGCGAAATCGTCTTTGGGATAAACGACGGCGACGCCGGGCGCTGGGGCGCGATATCCGGTCATGTCCTGAGCAATGCGAGCGGCGGATCGCGCGGCAATATCGTCATCGCGACGAAGGGCGCCAGCGGGGATACCGAGTTGGCGCCGCGCCTGGTCGTCGAGGCGGTCGGCATCGTTCGCCCCGGCGCCGACAACGGCCAGACGCTGGGCGCGCCGACCTGTCGCTGGTCGGTGATCCATGCCGCGACCGGCGCGATCAACACGTCCGACGCCCGCGACAAGATCTGGCATGGTCCGGCGAGCACGGCCGAGTTCCGGGCGGCGCGGCGGATCGCCGCCGAACTGGGATTCTATCAATGGATCGACAGTGTCGCCGCCAAGGGCGCCAACGGCGCGCGCCGCCATTTCGGCGTCCGCGCGCAGGCGATTTGGGCGATCATGGCCGACGAGGGGCTGGTCGATCCGCTGGATGCCGCCGGCCGCCCCGGCGCAACCCCCTATGCCTTTCTGTGCTGGGACGAATGGGGCGCAGAGGGAATGGCCGGCGACCCAGGCGACGGCGAAGCCGCGCAGCCCGTCGGAGACCGTTTCGGTATTCGCGAAGGGCAGTTGGCGCTGTTTCTGGCCGCCGCCCAGGAGGCGCGGCTGGCGGCGCTGGAGGCGGCCGCGTGACCGCGGGCCAGCCGATCGCGTCGCAACCCGTCGGCGCCGCCGCACAGCGGATCTTGCCGAGCGAATGGGGCGGCCCCGATCCGGGTGCCGGTCCCCCGGCGGCGCGGACGATCCGCCCCGGAGCGGATGGCGGGCGGCGGATGCGCGTGCGCAAGCCCTGAAAGACTCGAAGCGGAGAGGAGCCGTCATGGCGATGCTGGTGAAGGACCCCGATACACGGATCGATTATGAGGTCGACTGGGGCACGGCCTATCCCGACGGCCAGGCGGTCGTCGCGAGCGCATGGGCGATCGCGCCCGAGGAGGCGGGCGGCCTGAGTGTCGCCGCGACGGCGCATGACCTGACCCGCGCGACGGTGACGCTGACCGGCGGTGTCATCGGCCATGTCTATCGCATCGGCAACCGCGTCACGCTGAGCGACGGGCAGATCGACGAGCGGTCGATGACGATCCGGGTGGAGGAACGATGATGGGCGGAAACATGGTGCCGGGCGAGATGCCCGTGAGCCTGACCGAAGCGCGCGGCTGGCTGCGGATGGGAACGACGGTCGACGATGCGGTGGTCGCGCAAATGATCCGCGCTGCAACCAATGTCTGCGAGGCCTTCATCGGCCGGCGGCTGATCGTCCGCGCGGCGGAAGAGGAGGTGGCGCTGCGTGCCGGCGTCGCGCAGCTGAGCATCCGGCCGGTGGTCGGGGTCGACGCGGTGACGCTGCTGACGGCAGCGAGCGGCGAGACCGTGCTGGAGGAAAGCGATTATCGGCTGACCATCGGGCGCGACGGCACGGCGCGGGTGGCGCCGACCGCGGCGGGAACCGCGGGACGCCTGCGCATCCTGTATCGCGCCGGGCTGGCGGTCGGCGCCAACGATATTCCCGAGGCGATCCGCCAGGGCATCGTCCGGCTGGTCCAGCATCTGCACGAGGCACGCGACGGCGCGGGCACCGCACCGCCGGCGGCGGTCGCGGCGCTGTGGCAGCCGTGGCGGCGGGTCGGGCTGGGAGGCGCGGCATGACGAATGCCGAACAGGCGGTGCGGACGCGGACGCTGGCGCTGCTCGCCGCCGACAGCGCGCTGGCCGGGCTGGTCCATGGCGTGTTCGACGGTGCGCCGCCGCGCGCGAGCCTGCCCTATGTTTCGGTCGGACAGGCCGAGGGAAGCGACTGGGGCACCAAGGATCGGGCGGGGCGCGAGGTGCGGCTGACCCTGCGGCTGGTCGGGATCGATCCCGCGGGGCCGGGCGCGGCGGCGGCGCGGATCGAGGCCGTCGCCGCGACGTTGCGCGGGGCGGCCGACGGCTGGGAGGTGGTCGCGGCGCGGGTGATCCGAAGCCGTCACGGCTTTCGGCGCGAAGGCGGCTGGCGGCACGAGATGGTGCTGCGCTGCCGGTGTCTGGCGGGATGA